ATTCGGTAAAGAACCTGTATTTTCTAATCCATCTCTACCCTGGTCTATTAAAGGATAATAAACATCACCACTAAATAAATTATCAGTCCAACTACCTGTTACATTTGCAACTGAAAAGGTATGGTTATAATCACTCCAATCTAAATCACTTACAGCAACTGTCTTAATTGAATCATTAAAAGTTACTACACTATTTGTTATTGTTACTTCGTAATTAAATCCTCCATTCGGTGTTCTAACTACCTCATCTAAAAACAAACTACCTTCTAATAAAGTATCTGATTTAGAAATTACTGATGCATCAACTGAATTACCTAAACCAGGTACTCCTGTCACACCTACTTTATACGCATGTTTAAAAAATCTATTATTTTTTTTAGAACCAGGTAAAGTAAATTGTTGTGATGTTGCACCAAATACCTCACCTATATCTCCATTCTCTATTGCAGATATATCTACTCTAATAGGTGTATCTTCTAATACATCTAAATCATATATTACACCATCATATTGTGCTCTAATGAATGCCATAGTTTATCTTCTTGATTTAGGTTTATTTGCGTATTGGTATTGTATTCTATAAGTAAATAATTTTTGTCCTCTTGGATTTGTTTTCTTTTCTGCTGTTTGATTAGTAATGATAATAGGAACGAACCCACCTTCATACTGAACATATACAGAAGGAGATTGGAATAACTCTAACAACCATTCACTTTCTTCTGTTGTTAACCAATCAGTCTGTGCTCCAAAGTTCTTTTGTATTTCTTTATTGTATATAGTAGTTCCTCTTCTTGCTTTATCAAAAGCAACAGAACCATCTGTTGTAGAGTAATTTACAAACTCTTGTTCGTAAGTATCTTGGTTATAAGTTTGTATTTCTGTTTTAGTTAAATTAGCAGTATAATAATCCCAAGTTCCTACTTTATTTATAAATGCAAATCTTGTTCCATTCTCATTTATACAACTATCTAATTTATTAAATCTTCTATCACCTTCACCTGTATTCGCAACAACTGTATAGTAAGACCAATTATCAGCAGAGAATACAGAACCAAGTGTTCCATCGTTTATAAAGTTTTGAGGACCATATGGATAATGTACTAATCTACTTGCTTCACTATCATCGTGTGAACCACTAAATGTATTATAGAAGAACTTCTGTGCTAAAATAGAATCACTTTCATTATATATCGTAACCCTATAACTTTGTACAAATGAATTTCTTAAATTAAAATGTGCAAGTGTTCCATAATCTTCTAATCTTACCGATTGAGTTGCGGGTGAGTTAGAAAGAAAATTTGTAAAGTAAGAACCTGATTGCCAGTTTAATCCATCTACTAATTCTTCTACTGCAGGATATACAGTTATTGAAGAAGTTATTTCTGATGGTTGTATTATTAAAGATGAACTTGGAGGTATAATCGTGTAAAACATCACTTAATTCAAATACACCAAAGTTAGATGCATTTGCTGGTTGTTTTATTCTTACTAGGGTATCAAACGAACCAGTTGCTTTAACATCACAAACATATTTTGCTTGTGGAAGTAAACTTAAGTTTGTAACAGAATACACAATTGTTGCTTGTGTTCCATTCGGGTCTGTTGGTCTTTGTATAAATGATACTGCCATAATTTATATTGTTGCTCCGTTTAATTTAAATAAATCTAATATTTCTTCGTTTATATCTTCTTCTCCTGCCATAATAAGTTTATCTTTATAGTTTAATCCTTTTTCTGCAATAGATTTTCTAGCTGCAAAAGGTAAAGAACCACCTATAACTTTAGATTTAAACTGACCTGGTTCAAATAAAGATTCTGGATTAGGAGTGAAACCACTTTTAGTTCCATTTACACCACTATCTTGGTAGAAACCATAGTTCTCCATAGATAAAGAAAAACGAGGTTCCTTATCATCATCTTGATATCTAACTTGAACAGAATTAGCTAACTTACCAGTCTTAAACAATCCCTTATTGATGACACCATCTTTTAAGTTATCTTGTAAAAACTGGGCTAGTTGTTCTAATACCTCTCTTATATTCTTTATTTCCATTTCTTATTTTTTATATAATAATATATTTCTTTTCCTATTACCCCACCTACACCACCAACTATACCTAAAAATAATGCCATTCCTATTTCATACAAACTCATTGTCCATATTGAGGTTAAGGTAAATCCACTTAAAAATGAAAAGTTGTTATCCATAATCTATGCTATATCACAATATGATATTTCTTTACTATCTGTTATTATTGTTGCTGTCATTAACCACCCTACTGCCTTATCTTGGAATGCTTCTACCAAAGGAACTATATTATTCATTTGTATCTGTAAAGGATACTGAACTGGTCCATCTAATATATAAGCATATAAATCATATAATCCTTGTTCTGTATTGTTAAGAACTATTCTCATATCCTCATCTTTTAACTTTGGAACATCTAACGAATAAAACTCAAAAGTTAATTCTCTCTGCCTACCATCTATACCAGTTAAACCAGGTGATGTTAAAGGTCTCATATATAAAAGAGGATAACCACGATTAACTGCAGCATCAATATACTCAATACTACCATGTCCGAACCCTTTAAAGTAGTTATGGTTATTTACAAATAACTCTACTGTATTTACTAATTCATCATATCTTACCATATTATTCTATCTCTAATTTAGGAATGGTTAAATCAATTGGTTTGATTGTATCTATATAAGTTGTATCTTTTGGTTTCTCACATACTTCTTTCTCTTCTACTTTTGGATTTTCTGTATATCCATATGCATAAGGTTTTAACAAATATGCAGCTGCAATTATAATACCTAATAACACCCCTAATAATATTAACTTTTTCATTTTCTTTTGTATTGATTTAATATCTGTTTCTGTCTTTTATTTTCTTCTTTAATTATATCACTTTCTAAACTTAACCAGTTTAACATTGTAACAAAATTCACTTTTGTAACATCTTTATCACCAGTTAATTTTAAGATTCCCCCGTCTTTTGCAAGGTGGTGGAGTGTGTAGAACCATCCAAAATGTTCTTGAATACTTTTTCCATCCCCTGCTTCCACATCTTCTTCTCCGTGTGATTCAACACTTGGGAAGATTGAAGGAAATCGTTTGATAATTGAATTCCTATTAGCAAAAAAAAATTATATGCTCCAAGAGCAATACTCATAGGTAAATCTTTAAATATTTCTTTTCTCCATTCTCTTTTTTCATTATCATAATCTTCTATTGTATAATACTTAAAAAGAGTTTCTGTTTTACCTTGTATAAATTTTATATCGTTTCTTACTTTCCATTCAATAGAATTAAACCTATCTTTTACTATCGGTCTATAAATTATAGATATAACATCTAGTACATTACCATCTTGTAATTGTTTTTCTAAATCTATATACTCACCTGCATTCATTTTAGATATAGGTTGTAGCCCATATTGTATGCCTTCAAATTCAAATATAGGTAAAAAGATTGCTTCTGTATTAGTAATCTTATTGTGTATATCTAAATAAACTTTTTGTAACGATGATATATCCCAAGTTCTAATAAAATCTTCATCATAGTTAGATATTGCAGAAACAATCCTTATAATTTTCTCTACTTCTGACAGATGTTCAAACTGTCCTAACTTTTGATAATGCTCAATCGTAAATTCAATTGGTATATCTATTTTTATATTCTTCATATACTTTATTATATTTTCTTTATTTACTTGGTATGGATAACTACCTTAACCCACTTATAACCAATTTCTTTCTTATAGGGTTTTCTATTCTATTCCAATTACAGATTGCAAGTGACATAACACAGTCATCGTGGAACCCGGCCATTGCTTGATAAGTTATTCTACCACTCGGTAAATACTTGTATTGAAACATCTGCAGTTCTTTGTAAAGAGGTTCAAACAAGTTTGGTGATGGCAATTCTAATGATAAATCCGATATATCACTAATCAATCTTCTAATTATATTTTCTTTACTTGTATTTGTCGTAATAAAAGGTTTTACTGATTTATATTTTTTTCTTATCATCTCATATACTGCATCTCCTATGGAGTTTGCTTCTACATATAGTTCTGTTCTGTATTGTTTGCATAGATATACCACCTTATCTACTATTGCAGAGTATTCTAATCCTCTTTCTCTCCACATATGAACTACTCTACCACTTGTATCCATAATCGTTAATACAGAGTA